CACCCCCAGTTGTTCCAGGGCCAGGGTGTTGAGCGAGCGGCCACAGGCATGGGCGTCGGCCACCAGGTTCACCGCATGCATCAGCACCTTGGGCTGGCCCTGGCTGCCCAGCAGATTGGTCTGCGCGCCATGGTAGAAACCGCGTAGCAGTTTGTAGCGGCTGTGCCGTACTTCGTTGACCCCGGCCTGCACCCGCTGCTCCTCGACCCCCAGCATGATCAGGGCATGGGAGGCGAGCATCAGGCTCGACTCCAGCAACTCCGGCACCACTTCGTTGGCACCGGCTTCCTTCAACTCCGCGAGTTGGCTGTCATCGCGGGTCCTGACCAGGATCGGTACCGTGGCACTCAGCCGGCGGGCTTCCTTGAGGATCAGCAGGGCGATATCGGTCTTGTCCACGGCGACCACCAGCAGGCGTGCCCGTTCGAGGCCCACGGCGCTCAGCAGGTCGCCACGGCGCGAGTCGCCGTAATGCACGCAGCTTTCCCCGGCGGCGGCTTCGCGAACCCGTACCGGGTCGTCGTCGAGCGCGACGAAGCGCTGCTGTTCACGGCGCAGGAAACGGCCGATGGACTGACCGACGCGGCCGTAGCCGCAGATCACCACATGCCCGTGCAGTTCGGCGTTCAGCGCACTGATTTCCTCCAGATGGGCTTCCTGGTTCGGTTTGCGGTGCAGCCCGGCGGCGATCCGCGGCGCCGCGCGCAGCAGCAGAGGCGTCATGACCATGGAGCAGAAGGTCGCGGCCAGCAGCGGCCCGCTGATCTGTGCCGGCATCAGCTGATTCTGTTGCATCTGCGCCATCAGCGCGAAACAGAACTCACCGCCCTGGGCCAGGGCCAGGCCACTGCGCCAGGCGGTTTCCACATCACTGCCGCGGCCCCTGACCAGGATCGCCACCACCGTGCCCTTGATCAGCAGCAGGGCCAGGGTCAGGCCAAGAATCAGCAGGCCGTGGTGGGCGAACAGTTGCAGGTCGATCAGCATGCCGATACTGACGAAGAACAGGCCCAGCAGAATGTCGCGAAACGGACGGATATCGGCCTCGATCTGATGGCGATAATGGCTTTCCCCCAGCAGCATGCCGGCGAGGAATGCGCCCAGGGCGGGCGACAGACCCAACAGATGGGTCAGCCAGGCGGTCAGCAGGACGATCACCAGTGCGAGCAGCACGAACAGTTCCGCCGAATGCGACGCGGCGACCTCATGGAACAGCCGTGGCAGCAACCAGCGGCTGGCCAGCAGCAGGCCGACAAACAGCACCAGGGTCTTGCCCAGGGTCAGCGGCAGGGCCCAGTACCAGGCCTGGTCACTGCTGCCGGCGAACACCGGGACCAGGGTCAGCAGCAGGACCGCGATGACATCCTGGAACAGCAGTACGCCAATCGCGTTCTGGCCGTGGCTGCTGAAGATTTCCCCGAGGCTGGTCAGTTCCTTGCTGACGATGGCCGTCGAGGACAGGGCCAGCCCCGTACCGAGCATCAACGCCGCCGCCAGCGGCATGCCGAACAGCGCCAGCAGGCCACCCAGCACGGCGCCGCTAGTGACCACCTGCAGGCTGCCCAGACCGAAGACCACGCGGCGCAGGGCGAGCATTTTCGACAGGGAAAACTCAAGGCCCAGGGAGAACAGCAGGAACACCACGCCCAGTTCGGCCAGGTCCGGCAGGGCTTCGTTGTCGTTGACCCAGTCGAAGGCAGTCGGCCCCACCAGCAGGCCGACGCACAGGTAGCCCAGCACGGGTGGCAGTTGCAAGCGCCGGAACAGCGCAATCACCACCAGTGACGAGGCGAGAATGATCAACAGATTGGCAAACACGAGCATCTCCGCATTGATCCGGAAAAGGCACCGGAAAAAAGCCGCCAGTATCGCGCGCAAGGGCAGGACACCGATTGATCGAAGTCATCAGTCGATGGCAATGTCTCATATCCGGCACGGTTCGCTATGCTCAATCTCGCAATGCCGGTCAAGGGTGGGACAACGGAGAGAAGCATGGAACGGCTGTATTCGCTGCAGGGCCTCAGAGGGGCGGCGGTAGTAGGGGTAGTGCTGTTTCATATGGCGGCGGTGGAACTCAAGTACGCCGGGGGCGATGTGTTGCTGCCGGCGCTGGTGGAGTTCTTCCAGTTGGGCGTCGACCTGTTCTTTGTCATCAGCGGTTTTGTCATGGTGATCGTCACGCGCGGGCGCTTTCAGGACAAGGTCCAGTTCCAGCGCTTCCTGTTCAATCGCGTGTCGCGGATCTATCCCAATTACTGGCTGTATTTCTTTATCACCCTGGCGGTGTATCTGGCCGCGCCAGCGTTGGTCAACAGTTCCCATGGTGGCTCCAACCTGTGGCTGTCGTTCCTGTTGTTGCCCAACGAACGCGTGCTGTTGGTGATGGTGGCCTGGTCGCTGGTGTTCGAACTGTGGTTCTACCTGGTGTTCAGCGTGCTGCTGGCTTTTCGCGAGCGCTGGCTGCCGCTCCTGCTGCTGGCCTGGGCGCTGGCACTGCTGCTGTTCAACCTGCTCGACTCCTGGCAGCACTATGCGCCAGCGCTGAAAATCATCCTGCATCCGTATGCGCTGGAGTTCATCGTCGGCAGTGTCCTGGCCCTGTTTTTCTATGGCTCGTACAGTGCGAAGGTGCCGACACCGCTGGTTTGGCTGCTGCTCTGGACGAGCCTGCTGGTGGGCTTCCCCCTCATCTACCACTACCGGTTGTTCCAGGACGAAGGGCTGGCACGGATGCTGGTGGTGGGGCTGGTCTTCGGTAGCCTGATCCTGTCGCTGGTGCTGCTCGAACGGCGTCAACGGATCCGTGTCCCGACGCCGCTGGTGTTCACTGGCGATATGTCCTACACGATCTATCTGTCGCATTTGCTGGTGCTCGGCGTGGTCGGGCGGGCCTGGCAGGTGCTTGGCAACTGGCCGTTCAGTCTGCTCGACAACCTGTTGTTCCTGGTGCTGATGATGACGGCGGTACTGTGCTACGGCTGGGTCGGCTACTCGTTTTTCGAGAAGCCGGTGCTCGACCGGGCGACCCGCTACTGCAACCGCTGGTTTCGTCGCGAGGCGTCGCGCAAAACCACCGATTCATTGCCAGGCAGCAGGTGAGTGCCGATGTCCAAAGTCCTCAACGGTAACCTGGATGCGCTGAAAGTCCTGCTGGCGGTGTTCGTGGTGGTGCTGCACTGCCATTTCATGGGCGGCAACTACACGGCGGTGGGCTACCTGCTGTGCAACGGATTGTTCCGGGTCGCGGTGCCGACCTTCTTCGTGATCAACGGCTACTACCTGTGGAAAACCCTGGATGCCGGCCACTCGTTCGCGGTCTGGTTCAAGCGCGGGCTGCTGTTGTATCTCTTCTGGATGCTGGTCTACAGCCCGACCTACGTCAGTCTCGACGCCTTGAGCAGTGTCAGCGGGGTGGTGTGGATCGTGAAGCAGTTCGTGATCGGCTACTTCCACCTCTGGTACCTGCTGGGCATGCTCGGGGGTGGCCTGATCCTCTATCTGTTGCGCAAGCGTTCGAGCGGATTACTGGCAGTGCTGGCTCTGGGCGCCTTTACGGTCGGCCTGACGCTGCAATATGCGCGGGTCTATTTCGAACTGCCCAATGCCTTTCTGCAGCATTTCAACCAGAACGACTACACCGCGCGCAATTTCCTGTTCATGGGCTTCCCGTTCATGGCGCTGGGGTTTGTGCTGGCCCGTCATCGGGTACCGGAGCGTGTCACCCGGCAACAGGTATGCACGGCGCTGGTGGTCAGCCTGGTGCTGGTGTTCGGCGAGGCCTGGCTGAATTATTCGCACCAGGCCGATGCCCGGCAGAATTTCGATTTCCTGCTGTCGTTGCCGCTGATCACCCCGGCACTGTTCCTGTTGCCGTTCGTGTTTTTCCGCGCCTCCACCAGCAGCCGCAATGTCAAGCTGTCCTCGGCGCTGTACTACGTGCATCCGCTGTTTATCTTTGCCGCGCTGGCGCTGGGGATACCCTACGGCAACGGCATGACCGCCATGGTGTTGGCCCTGGCGTTGGTCGCGGCGCCGTTGCTGATCCTGGCGAGTCGCCGGCTGCGCTTCATTCTCTGAGGTGTTTAGGGGTGAGATAAAGGATAAGGGGTAAGCGAGATAATTGCGGGATTTAGTGGCAGGGAGCGGGTAATAGAGGGACAGGACTTGAAAAATGTTTGTCAGGAATGAAAAGGCGGCGGCCTGATCAGGTGCCCAGGTCGCCGAGGTCGAGTTTGCCCTGATCGCGGTCGAACTTCCTGTCCTGGACACGCTTCAGCAGTTTGTAGACGGCGTTCTCGGTCAAGTTGTACTTGAGCGCCAGCGCCCGGTGGTTCCGGCCGTTGAACTCAGACAGGATCTGCAGATCGCGCTTTGTCAGTTTGTATCGATGGTCTTTCGGAAAACAAACCGTGCTGCCGGCCCAAGCGACCGACAGATGGTCCGCTGCAGCCGATCCGGCCTGCTCGGCAACTTCGGCTTCAATGTTGTGCTCAATCAGCGTGTGCTCGATGTGAGCGGCGATATCGCTCAGCAGTTCATGCCTCTTATCGGCCATTGCAGACGCTTTCATACTGTGGCTCCCAGGGCAGCCAAACGGCGCTGCCCTTCTTCTTTTGTGATGATCTTCAGCAAGACATCCGACTCGATCCGGCCGACCTGCTCTTGATAGTCCTGGTGCACAGTGCTGCCTGAACGCTTACGGGCCGGCCTGGCCAACTGCACCTGGGCCGGATCTGATGCGATACCCCATACGACAGCACGCAGGTAGTTGTGATTATCCAGGGGGAGCTGCAGGCCCTCGCGCTGTTGCAACATCTGCTCGATGCCCGCAGCCCACATCTTCGGGTTCGCTGCTTTAAAGTCATTGGTACGTGCATCGCGCTGGACCTGGCCGGAGTCGACCAGGTCCAGGAGTTCCTGAACCAGTTTGATGGCTCTGGTCGTTCTCAATCCGCGCTTTGCTGGGCTGAACAGCCTCAGGTAAGCGAGCACACCCCGTCCAAGCGATGGATCGAGCCCGGCGAACAAGGCAGCGAGTACCTTGCCCTCGGCATCGGCGAAGCCATCCTCGATAGGAAACTGTTCACCGCAGCACGGGCATGAAACACGCATCAGCTTGCCTCCCTCGCAGCGACAGCGGCACTGAGCGTTTCCTTCAGATGCCGCAGGATTGGACGCTGGCGCTCCCAGCCCTCGGGCAACTGTTCCAACGCGGCCTCTCGATTGGACTTGCCCTCTCCGAGCAGGTCCAGATACCGGTGAATATCGGCCAGCAACAGCCGCTTTTCCTGCTCGACATGCAAAGCCGCGATAATCGCATCGAGCTGCTTCGGCTTGCGCAACCAGGACACTTGGTGCACGCGGAACATCTGCCGAGCGATGGCATTGGCATAAGCCCAGGGCAGGCGCATATCGGCCAATAGGGCTTCAACCTTCTTGATCTGGTCCGGCAGCTTGTCGATGTTGCGAGGCTTGCCCTTCGCTCGGATTGAAGGCTTCGGAGTCCAGCCCAAGCGCTCGAACTCTTTCAGAACAAGTGACGCTTTCTGCTCTGTGAGGTTCTTTGCCGAGTCGACCCCGCCAACGCGCGTGAGCAAACAGCGGTAGCTGTGGTCATCCATACCCAGTTGCTGCCGGGCGATGTGGATCTTGCTGAGAACAGCAGGTGAAAGAGACATGTCATTGCTCCCGCATCTGGCGTAGACCTTCCAGAACGTTGGCGATCGGGTCGAGCCATTCGGCAGTGATCGCCACCAGGAGCAGTTCCTTTCCTCCATTCAGGCAGATGTGCATTAGCTCGAACTGATCCTCGGTAGCCAGTTCAGCATCTTCAATTACCTGCTTGATCGTCCGCATGGAGACATCATGGTCGTTCAGTAGTGGCATGCTCATTTTTCCCCAGTCTCCCCAGCCATCTCGGTGGTTGCGACCTGCAGCGGGAACACTCCGAAAATGGACTGGGTCCAACGCAACCCCACTCGGAACCCCTGCAACGCTTCGCCAGTCAGCAGAATGGGGGCCTCCACACCCAACTGGACCTCCGTGTCTGCCGGTGAAGTCAGTACCTGCTCAATCATCCCGATCTTGCGCTGGTGCCAGGCGACAAGTAGTTCAGCAACCCGACTCAGCTCAGTGTTTGAACAGAACTCCTCAAGCATGTCGTGCAGTTGGATCTTCTCATCCTCGGCGTTTTCAAGAGCGTTACCTTTGTCAAAAGGGCCGCCCACAAGTGCCCATGCGCTGGCGAACACCTGTGCCTGCTCCATGATTGAGCCAATGCTGATAGTGGTCTGCTCACTCATTTCACTTTTCCTCCTGGCCAATTTTCATGAAGCCCGTGCCGACTTGTCCGCCGGTCACCTCCAGCATTTTTACTTCGACCTTGGCGGACTCAATCAGCTGCTGGCTGACTTGTGCGACTGCTTTCGCCCGCTCTATATCAAGGGGCCTCTCTTCATCAAGAAGACCTTCAATGGTCGCAAAGAGGTGATTTCGCAGGTCCTCGATCTTATTTTTCATGTTCAGCTTTCCTGATCGTTCTCTTGAGCTTACCGATGGCCCGAATTGCATCCTTCAATGCCGGCGGATAGCGCTGGATGGTGTTGCGCTGCATGTGCTCCGAGCGAGTGATGAGTTCGAGATTGCTCACCTCGATGTGCTCTCGGTTTCCATCCTTGAAGCACAAGCAGTGGCCCGCTGGGATCGGCCCGTTCACCTGCTCCCACAGAATGATGTGAACCGGCTTCCAGTCGTGGCGTGTCCTGGTATCGGTTACCTTTCTATAGCGGTAGCCATCCCTCACTTGCTCAGTACCAACCGGGACCCAGTTGTGGGGCATATGCCCCTTTCCGAACTGAGTCTCCTTCGAGCGCCCGCCAGAAGGCAGCCCCTTCCTGCCTTTGTTCCAGGGAGCCAGGCCTTGCTTGAAACGCGTTGCGCGACCGGCCTCAGCACGCTGTTGGCCGCTACGGACCAAATGCTCAGCAATGTAGGCTTGAGACTTGTTCAGTCCGAGCTCTGCAGCTTTGCTGTAGATCTGCAGCACTGAGCGGCCCAAGTCAGCCGCAATGATCGCGGTATCGTCGTCGGCGTAGCGATCACGCAACTGTTGAACTTCGACGTCGCTCCAGAACCTGCGCTGGGAACGTGATTGAGTTTGGTGCTGGCTCTGAAGCGCCCTGTCCAGAGCCTCCTGTGCCAGTTTTCCGAGGGCGACCATCTCACACCGCCGCCAGGTTGAGGTTGATAGGCTCGTATTGATCGGTGGCCCCCCCGCGTCGATAGACACGGATGTAGACGGCCGTCCCGTTCACTTGAATCGAATCCTTCAGGGCCTGCATTGCAAGCCTCCAGTCCTGGTCGTCGATCTCTACTCGTAGAATGCTGAGCACATCGCCTGTCTTGATCTGCCCCTGGCTGTTTGCGCGGAAGGCTCGGTCAACCAGAACCCGCAGATGCTGGTCAGCGCCCTCGCTCCACTTGCGGATGCATTGATCAATCAGGTCCTTTGCCGCGAGAATTTCCTCAGTGAACGTGATGCGCTCGGCTATTGCCCGCTCGACCTTGAACTTCCCGTCATAGGTGACAATCGAGACGTTGCCCTTCTTGCCACCGACTGCCACGCCATAGCGTTCATGCGAGATAGCGATCAAGTCCGCAATGTCAGCCAATGCTTTAGCCTTAAACGCTGCCAGGCCCTTGCTCAGCTCGATCGCCATCCCGGCCAACTCAGTGGCAACCTGGTCACGTAGCTTGTCGTGATCGCGAACCTGGTTCTCAGGCACCAGGTGCCCGAGAGCGTTCATGACGTAGCCAGCTGGAATGAGAACAGCCTGTTGAATGTCAGACATGAGTTGCCTCCTCAAATGTTTTGCAGCCGCAGCGCGGGCACACGTTGTCGCTGAGATAGGGTGTTTTGGGACGTGGGCGTGGTTTCAGATCGTCGAACGGACCTACCCAACGGCACCGGCGACATTTCAAGTACTTAGGCATGATCAGTGCTCCTTCTCTACGGCGGGCCTGGTGTTTTGCCGGTAGGCCTGTGCGAACTCGCTGAGCTTTCTGGAGGCAGTCTTGATATCTCCCGCCAGATAGGCCTCGCACATAGCTGCCAGGTCTTGAGAAACACGCTCGGCGATATCGATGTGATTGGCATACTGGATGTACAGCTCGTTGTAGCGCTGGCTCTCTTTGATCAGCGCCTCCTTTAACTCCTCGACAGTCTCCGGGGGATCGATTGGCACTTCTGAGTCTTGGTCCAGGTCGGGCCACCCGTGATTACGCTGATGTCGAGACAGCCCCAGCACCCGGTTGGCCTCATCCCTCACTGCTGCATCGACGTTTAAGATCCCTTTGGCCAAGTCGCTGACAAGCACAATCAGCGGATCAGCCTCAGCGAGCGCATGGCCAGCAGTCCAGGAAACAACCTCGCCACCGAATGCCTCTCGCGGAATGTCTTTGCTGGTAGAACCACAGATAACCAGTGTGTCGAAGCGGAAGGGCTTGGCTTGTTGGCTCATTGGTCCTGCTCCCTGACCGGGCGGTACCACACAACTTCAATGCCACGCACAGTCGTACGGCTGCGAGTACGCGTCCCCTCGGTACGCGACATCATCCCGCGCATGTCGCTGCTGAAGATCAGGCAAAGCTGATCGACGCAGTTGGGGCTGATCGTGATGGTCGTGTTGCTGACGTCCAGCCCCATGATTTGAATGCCTGCAGCACGCAGATCTCGGGTCACGTCGTTGAAAGCGTGCAACTGCCCGGCGAACTTCTGAGTCAGCACGGTGCAAACTGGGGCACGCTCCGGCAAGTTGAACGCGATGTTGTGCACGGTCCCCATGTCACACCTCCCTGATCACATCGGCGGTCACAACCGACTCACCGATCTGAGCAGCGGTGTTCATAGCGGCGACCATCATGTTCCCGATCGCCAGCGGATAGAGCTGAGAGGTTCTGTCGCGCCCGCTGCTGCTCAGACGATCAGCCAGTGCCTGAAGTCCTTCGGGAGTGATCACTTCGGCAAGCGACTTCTGAGCACGACGGAGCCTGAACTCGATAAAGCTCGGCAGGTTCGCAACACTGACCGGTGTCAGCTCGGCAATTTCAATGCGCTGTACGACTTCACGCACCTCGCTGTTACGCGACGACAGCTTGACCTTTAGTTCCGACTGCCCGATCAGAATCACGCTGACCAGTTTGCTGAAACCAACCTCCAACTCGCGCAGCCGCTTCAACTGCTTCAGCGTGGGGATCGGGGTGTCATGAGCCTCCTCGATGATCACGACATGTCGAAAGCCCGCCGCGTGGCTGTTCTTCAGGACCCTGTGCATCTGTGCGAACCGGGCTTCCGGACTCGACTTCGGTTTTTCAAGCGGTGCCACTGCGTTCATGATGGCTTCGGCAATGTGAGTCGAGCGCAACGCTTTGCCCTTGGTGTCGTTGTCCTCCATCGCCAGCACGTAAGGCTCGATAACGATCACTGGCGCACTTTCGGCGGTCAGGCGATTGACCAAGTCTCGGCGCAGCGTGCTCTTGCCCGCGCCAGACTCCCCGATCACGGCAAGAAACCCGTCATGGCGCGCCACCTGGTACATCGACTCGCGGATGTAACGAATATCAGGGTTCACATACATGTCCTCCGCGTTCTGCAGCTCATCGAACGGATCACGAAAGATGCTGAAGTGCTTGCGGGTTGCTGGCAGAAGTACCTGTTTCGGCATTAGCATGGGTTCGTCCTCCCCGGACGGCTCTTGATTGTCTTGATTGAGGGCCGGATCTGCCGCGTTGCAGCGCGGCAGGTCCATTTCTTCGAATGCGGTGTTCACCGCGTCATCATTCGCACCGTTGCTACGCAGCCAGCCCTGGATGCGCTGCTTCAGATCGGCCAGGTCGAGGCTGCGAGGCCATTGGCTGTGGTTGATCAATTGGGCAACCAGCGCCTTGCTCAACTTCAGCTCGCGTGCCAGTTCGGTTTGTGGCTGCTCGATAACGGCCAGTACTTGCTTCAGCTTCAGCATCACTCAGTACCTCCCACTACCCGCAGGCCGGCTCGCACGGGTCGCACCAGTTGGCTGGCGATGGCGTCGAGCTGCTCCTCCGGGACTCCATCCGGCCAGTTTGATTTCAGCCAAGCCAATGACTCGGACGTCCAGGCATCGCCCATGCGATTGCGCAGCAGCTTTGCTGCAGCAACGTGTGAAAGTGGTTTCAGCTCGACGGTGGCCACCGTCACATTTGCCTCAAGGTTTGTTCCTCGACGCGGCATGTACGTTGGCAGCACCGTATCGGTGATGTGCTTGTTCGGATCGATGCGCCCACCAAAAGGCAATTCCTTGGCCTTGCGTGCTGCAGCTGCTGCCTCAACGCTGTCGGTATCCGTCACCAGCTGCTCCAGGACCTTGCGAGCAACCTGGGCCGGTGTTTCGGAGTGGGCCTTGAACTGCTCGCCGATCATCGCTGCTGTGGTCGCAAAACCGTGTTCGTCGAAGACAACGCGCTCAACGACATGGAAGTGCTCGCGGCCGTCTTCACCGACCAGGACAATTTGCGCCGAATCCGCATCGCGCCAGGGATTGCGAGTGATCATCAGCTTGTCGCCGACCATCACGCCCGGCACGGTCGAGACGTCGAATTCCGCACCTCGGAATGGCACGCGCAGCTTGATTGTCACTTTTCGGGATTCAGGGGCACTGATAGCGAGCTCGCGGCATACGTCGGCAGCCGGGGCAATTCGTAGCTGGTCTTGCTTGATGCTCAACCAGGCGCCGAACCGAGTGCGGCGGTGCCGAGTGTGGATCGCGGTCGCGTTGTGGTAGCGCATCCACTGGCCGGCCCAGCTGTTGATCTGCTCCAGGGTTTCTGCCTTCTGCAGCTTCAGCCCTGACTCAAACTCGCGCTCGACGATGTTGTGTGCCTGTTCGACCTGGCCTTTGGCACGTGCATTGCCGACCTTGTTGTTCACCAGCTCGATCGACAACGATTTGCAGAGGTTCCGGAACATCGCACTGGTCATCGCAGCGCCGGGGTCGGTCATGATCATGAACGGCACACCATGAAACGGATCGTGCTCACCGCGCTTCTGCATGCAGCAAATCAGCACGTTGCACAGGTTCTCAGCAGACTCGGCACCCAGGACGTACTGCACATAGATCGTGCCGCTGGTGTGATCGGTGATGACGTAGCGCCACAGGCGCTGGCGTTCGATCTTCTTCAGGTTCGCCGGCTTGCCATCGTAGAACTCGGCCTTGTTCATGACCTTCGCCCCGTCGTCGTCCAAGTAGAACTGCGTCGATATCGAGGCGTCGATCTGCCAAACATGGTTCGGGTGCTTGCTGGCCAGCTCGACGGCTGGCGCCGGCTGCAGCAACTGCTCGGGGTGCAAGTTGTAGGTGCGCAGCGCCCGAGCAATAGCGCTTTCCGACAACGGCTGGACCTCACCGGTCCCCTTATCGACCTTGGCGGCGACGATCAGCCCGTTGCTACGCAGGCGCTCTACAGCACGCTCAATCGTGCTGAGTTGCTTGTCGTTGGCTCGGATGGACTCGACCAGGAGAGCCGATATCAAGTTCGCTTCTTCGCGACTCAATGCGGTCTTCCCCGAGTCCGAACGTTGTTTGCGGGGGACTGACACAGTCACCTCCTCAAGTTTGCGATACAGCGTGGCAACGGACATACCCAGCTCATGCGCCGCAGCTCGACACAGCGTTGTGCGCTGGCCACGCGGCGCGTTTTGCACCTCGCGGGCGACGTCGACGAGTCGTTGAGTAATAACGGCGCTCATGGGTTATGCCCCTGTCTCTTGCTTCAGGGCTTCAAGAACCTGCTGGTCGGCATCCGGGCGCATCCAGGCCGGAGTGCTATCGGCCTCAGCAGCCAGAGGGATGTTGAATTCAGTCCGCAGGTCCTGGCATGCACGCTCGATCTGCGCAACCAGGCCGGACATCGTTGGCATAGGGTCTGCACCGGTCTTTGCCGCGTTCTCAAGCAACGCCTGCATAACAGGCCACAACGAGCCGCGTACTGCGGCTTCGGCAGCATGAGAGTGCGCCGTCGCTTCCTGGCGGAGCTGCTTTGCTTCAGCATCAGGCGGCAACACTTTAACGAGAGGCTTCTTCTCAAGCTTGGTAGCCAGCTCATCGATCTTCTCGTTCTTGGCTGCGAGAACCTGACGTTGAGCCGCCGCGTCCTCGCGGGCTTCGCGCAGCGCATCCCGCAGTTCACGGCTGGTCATCTGGTCGATATCGTCCAGCGTCAAGCCGGCAACGGTGCCACCGTCCGCCAGTGCTGCAAGATCCTCGTCATCTTCCGAAATGAGCTCGAACAGCTTGGTCTTGCCCAGGGCAACGAGGGCCGGTGCCTTCCCTTGCAGTTCCGGTGACAGATACTTGAACGAGGCCTGCATCATCCTGCGTGCAGTACGCTCTGGTATGCCCAGTTGCTCGCGAACGATCAGTTCAAAGTCGCCATGGGGCTCGTTCTCTTTCAAAACGATCAGTCGCTTACCGGCTTCGAGCATCGCTTCTGCGCTCTGCGCCATGTAGAAGCGAGCCTCATGAATCAACCGGGTCCGGTCATAAACGAGGCCATCGCCGAATGCGGCCATGACACCCTCGCGGTGGGCACTCACCAGGTTTTGGCTATCTGTGAGTACCTTGCCGTCCAGGGGCGGCAGATCGAGGGCATCGGCGGGTTTGTTTGCGGTGCGTCCCATTAAACAATCCCCCCCGACAGTACTGTGAGGTGTTTGATTGCCTGGGTCGGATTGTTGTGGCACTTGATCAGGGCGTTGCGCCATTCGTGGTGACCGCGATCATTACCTGCGAAAAACGCGTCGAACTCGACGGTCCCAGCTGCATACGGCACTTGGACGTTGGTGCCTTCAATGCGGCGGCGGAGCACAGCAATCATGCCCTCGCGGTAGACAGCGCTACGGCGATCGCCCATTTCCAGAATCTTGTCTGCCAACTTTTGGTAGTTCATAACAACTCCGTTCGGATCAGAAGTTGCGCGTCAGCACGCGCTGGTTGATTTCGTTGATACGGCCTTGGGCTCGGCTCATTTCTTCTGCGTGAGCCTGGGCGATCTGTAGCGTTGCAATGCCCAACGCAAATCGCCCTGTATCAAGCTTCACGGCCAGTCCTTCTGCGATCAGCGTGTTGAGGCAGCGGTTAATCGTGGACGGGCTCTCATCGAGCGCCTTGGCCAGCTCGCCGTTGCTCAGTCCCGTCAGGGTCTGGCCACGTAACGCTTTCAGCACACGCAGGACGCGGGCCCCGGTGTCACTGACACGGGTCTTGTCATTCATCGTTCGTTACTCCGAACTCAAGTTGAGGGTGTGCATGCTGGGCGACGTTGGCGTGGTGCCAGCTCAGGCCCTCCATGGCTGTACGGATTGCAGCAAGCGTGTCCTCGGCGTTGCTGTTGCCTGCATGGAACGCAAGCAGTGCTGACATCGCTGAGGTGATCTCGACCTGCAGGGCATTGAGTTCTTGGCCGGTGCTTTTGCGGCCAGTGGGCACATCAATGAGCAGCTTGCCGTTAGCACCTGCAAGCCACTGTGTGACGTAGTTGATTCCGCAGGCTGTCTCGTATGCCGGAATCATCACCGCCGGCATACGCCCGGTGCTGATCCACTTGTAAAGCGTCCAGTGATCAGCCAAGCCCATCTGCGTCGCGATCCGCTCGACACCCATGTTCTTTTCAGCGATCGCGAACTCTTTGCAGAGCTCAAGCGCATGTCGCAGCGAGTTCGGCTGAACGCGTTTCCAGCGGCGGCGGGTCATTGGAAACCCCCTTGAAAGTCGCTTTCCAAACAAATTGTTTTTTTGCCTGTGGGCAAAGGTCTTTCAAGCGAGCAACACTTTTCGTGTAAATTGACACGGGAAGACATGGCTATGACCGATCGAATTGAGAAGCTGGAAGCGCAGGTGAATGCACTGGCGCAAGTAGTTCTTCGCCTTGCGGCGGCTGCAGATGCTCACGGGATCTATCACCCGGAGCAGCTGCGATCGATTCGCTGGCCTGGATCGCCGCTTGAGACAGAGGCGATCCGGACAATTGAGTGGATTTGCGATGAATTGACAGCGGCACGGGATGTACGCCGATCGTGCGAGCTTGTGGGATGAACCCCAGGCTGTCGGGGACTGTAGTGCGCGCTGCGGAATGCAACTGGCGGGTTACGTCCGCGAGGTGCCAGGCGATATCGAACTCAGTGCCTGGAGCAGCTGCAATCAGCTTCTCCAGCTCAAGGCGCCAGGTGTCCATTGCGTGCGGCTGAAGCTCGACTTCGACAAAAATTGGGGTCGGGTTCGACATGGGAGAAACCTCAGGCGGCGGCAGCGGCGGCTTTGAGACCAAGCTTCACGGCGATGTCGTGTGCTTGCCCGTAATGAGCTTTGTCCTGGCCGTTGAGAACCCGGTATACCGCGTTGCGGCGGTATCCGTTCTCAAGCGCCCAGGTAGTGATGGTTTTACCGGCCTGGCGGAATTGTTCTCGCACCTGGTCGGGGGTTAGGGCTTTGTTTGCAGATGCCATGGCAGCGGCTCCTGTGATGCAAAGATGATTCATACATGTGGCATTAATGATGGTGCCAAATTTGGCACCAGTCAATGGTTTAGGTGAAATTTATGGCACTTGGCGAGCGCCTAAAAACTGAGCGAGAGAGGCTTGGTTTCAACCAAACTGACTTTGCTAGCCTGGTTGGCGCGTCCAAAAGAACCCAGATCGGCTGGGAGCAGGAACGATCATTCCCTGATATCCAGGCACTGGCGGTCTGGGTTGGCGAAGGTCTGGACGCTATCTATGTGCTGACGGGAAACCGGCCAGCGCCGACCGTTTTAGCTTCGGAAAATCGGACGGCGCCGACCGCTTTGGCATCCGACGAGGAAATTCTCTTGGACTCCTACCGAGCTTTGGCTGTGCAAGAAAAGCGGCGGCTGCTTGCCTCAGTACTGGCAGGTGACACAGCGCCTTCAAAGGGAATTCAAGTTACAGGTGATGGCAACAAAACTGCCGGCCGGGACATCAACGAGAACACTTAGGCAGTATGAGCATGGCTCAGGGGGAAGTTGTGGGTATTGAGGTCAACGGAAATGGCAACCGTGTGGCAGGCAGGGACTACATTGAAGTAACGATTCGAGCGTGCCGGCGCTGCGAGCAGCGCATAGTTAATCCCGGTGTGAGGATCTGCAACCATTGCCGGGAGGAGATCGAGGCGCAGAAGTTACGAAATACTCTCAAGGTTCTAGGTTTTTGTCTTTTGCTATGCACCGGCCTTCTGATGCAGTGGAGAGAAAATCACGGAACGAAGATGACTCCCGAGGTGTTCGTTGAGACGTTGGGTTTTGCGACCTGCATCATCGGTTTCATCTATGTGGTATGGCACGCCATCAAGATTTGGTTTGAATCAAAGCAGTAATAGTTGCGGAACGTGGTCGATTCACTCTGTCGAGTCGAGAAATGGAGATTCACAATGCTTAAAAAACTCTTCCTTGCAGCACTTTTTGCCTCTATTGCTGCGTGCGCCAGTGTCGGAACGAGCTTTCAGGACGACAATCTGGCTCAGCTCCAACCTGGAGTAACGACGCTCCAGGACGCCGAAAGAATCCTAGGCGCGCCCCCATCACAAACGTTGATCGGCGCTGGTGGAAAGAGTGTTTCGATTTGGCGGTACGTTGCGTCAAACGGGATGACCGGCAACACAACGATCAAGGAAGCAAGCCTGGTCTTTTCACCTGATGGAAAGTTCACGTATATCTATCAGCTCAACAACGTTTCTCTCGCGCCGCAAGAACGAAAGCGCTTGATGACACCGCCTCAGGCCAAGAACTGACCTTGGCTCGCGGGGCCTATTTTTGCCCCGTCCAAAATACTCTCCGAGTGGATGCAGCAACACTGATCCGGCCTGTCACTGACGGGTTGACATGTTGCCGGCCACGGATGGCCACTCTAGGAGAGTTCCAATGCCGAACACTTGCCCACGTCCAGGTCGCCGCGCCCCGCGCATGACCAACTGGACGATGATCACCCTCATTCTGCTCGTCGTGCTCGCGTACATCCGTCCCGAGCAGTTGCCGGTAGTCCTGTATAAAGCTGGCCTGGTCACCCTCGGAACCGTGATGGCGTACTGGCTGGACCGGGCGCTCTTTCCAAATGGCCGCCCTGATGATTGCATCGGTGGTATTCACATCGTCGGAGCATGGATTCGCCGAGCAATGATCGTCCTGGGCTGCGTTCTCGGCCTGACGCTCGGTCTTTGATATGCGAGGCCTTCTACTCATCGCGCTGCTTTCGATCAGCGCATGCCAGCCCGCATTCTCAGAACAGATTCCGCGCAGTGCAGACCAGTACCGGCGAATCCTTGTGCGATCCGCTCATGCCGCATGGGGTCTTGATGCTCCGATTGCGACGTTGGCTGCACAGGTGCATCAGGAAAGCCGCTGGAACACGCTGGCTCAATCACCCGTCGGTGCTCAGGGACTTGCCCAGTTCATGCCGGACACGTCCAGTTGGATCGCGCAGCTGTACCCAAAAGCGCTGGGCGCGAATCAACCCTTCAACCCAGGCTGGGCTATGCGGGCCCTGGTCACGTATGACAAATGGCTCGCAGACCGAATCCAGGCACGCAGCCCTTGCGATAAATGGGCGTTCACTCTGGCCGCTTACAACGGCGGCCTTGGTTGGGTGCAGAAAGATGCCCGGCTAGCCTCGGCTCAAGGCGCCGATAAGCTTGCCTGGTTCAACTCTGTCGAGCGGCACAACTCGGGCCGCTCGGCTGCCAACTTTCGTGAGAACCGAGCCTACCCTCGCCAGATCCTGCTGAAGTGGGAGCCGCTTTACATCGGCGCGGGTTGGGGCCTCGGGGTCTGCTCTGGGAGTACTCGCCATGATCCGTAGCCGATTCGCCCTGACTTACGCCCTGGTTGCTGCGCTTGCGCTTCCTGCACATCGCGCGGCCACATCGATCAACTGGTACAGCCCCGCCGAGCTGTACTGCTCCAAGCTACCCCGAGAGCGCACCTGCAAGGCCCTGAAACGGCTCCCTCGGAAGTTCAGGCGTTGGGGCCCCAGATGAGAACAACATTGCTCTGGGGGGCGTTCGTTGTGCTGCTGATCGGTGCCGTTGCTGCGTTTGTCATCGATGTGAAGAACAACGCATACAACAGCGGGTATGCGGCAGCAGAGAGCAAGTACAAGGACGACCAGATCGACCAACTGAATGCGTTGATTAGCTCGGCCAAGGACCTGGCGCAACAAGCGAACAAGGCGAGCCAGGAGCTCGGAAAGACAATCAGTGACCGCAAGCAAGCGGACGCCAAGACCACAAAGGAGATCCGTGATGCGCTTGCTGCAACGAGTAGTACTCGTGCTGGCTGTGTGTTTGACGCTGGTGTCATGCAGCAACTCACGACCGCCCGCCAGCGCGCCGCTGAGGCCGCTGCCAGCGGAGTACGCGGCTCAATGCCCGAACCCCGTTGAGCCAGTTGATAGCAGCGCAGATGCGGCTGCTATCGCGCTGAAAGAACTCTATGACCAGTACGGCCTCTGCGCCGGCCGGCATGTTGATTTAGTGAATTGGATTGAGGAAGGCCCGCAATGAAATGGGTGAAGGTGATCTGTAGGGAGACCGGGCGAGTGGCAATCGTGCTGTCCATCACGCTGGTGCTGGGATGGACATTTGGCCTCGGCCTTACGTTGGCCTGGCGGGTCAATCAACCCAGTGTCGGCCTGGTTGTTGTTCAAGGGAGGCACGCGTGATGGATTGGGACCTCATCACCAGGGGCGGACAGTTTCTGTTCACCGTGAGCATTGGTCTGTACTCGCTCGCGGCTTCACGTCGCAGCGCCTCGATCGCTGAAGCCGAAGCGTTAGCCGCACGTCTCAGCAAACAAGACACACGCATCCTGACGCTTGAGCAGCAGATGCTTCACCTGCCAGACGGGAAGCAATTGGCGGACCTGGCCGGTGACATGAAGGTGATCAAAGCTGAACTCGCCGGGGTGGCAAGAGAACTCGTCCCTTTAGTTCGGTCTGTTGACCGGATCAACGACTACCTGCTGAATTCGAGGCCGCAATGAGCAAGTACGCCGACTTTTTGAGCGAAGATCGCCGCCTGGTGATTCTGCGCATCCTTGCTGAAATGCCTACCTATCGGGCGAACAGTTCCGTTCTGCACACAGTCCTCCAACAGTGGGGGCATGAACCCAGCCGCGACCAGGTCAAGACAGAGTTGCGCTGGCTTGAGGAACAGGCCCTGGTGAGAATCGATTCGATCGATGACGGCTCCGTATTGCTGGCGAAGCTGACAGAGCGCGGGCAGGACGTTGCTGCAGGCCGGGCCAAGGTTGATGGCGTCAAGCGTCCAGGAGCATGAAATGGGGCGCAAATCGAGCATCGATAAACTGGACCCTGCAGTTCGTTCGCACATTGAACGCCGGCTGCGTGAAAACCGCCTGACCCTGGACGAGCTGATCGAGGATCTGCACGAGTCATTTCCGACCGAACAGAAGCCGAGTCGATCAGCGATTGGCCGCTATCGCTCAAGCTTCGACGAGATGTCCAAGCGCCTGCGCGAGCAGCAGATGATGGCCAGCCTATTGGTCGAGGAACTGGGCGAGAACCCAGATGACAAGGCCGGCGCCCTGATGGTGCAGTCGATCACGACGCTGACTACACACGCAGCGTTGGGCGCACAGATCGATGAGGAAACCACAGTCGACGACGTGCGCAAGCTGGCCAGGGCGGCAAAAGATGTGCTTTCGGCCAGAAAAGTAAGCCGTGAAGAGCGCAAGGCCATCGAAAAAGAAGCCCGCGAGCTGCTGCTCCAGGAGCAGGAAGAACGCCTGCAGGAGATGCGTGGTTCGGATGGCATGAGCGAGCAGTTGGAAAACCGCATTCGCAACGTCCTGCTGGGTAAAGCGTGATGGGCCAGGGAGCATCGAAGGGCCTCACAGCGACCAGCCAGCCGCGCAAGATCGATCTGGCCGTCGAAATGGAAATGCACGGTGTCGTCGTGCCACAAGACATGAGCGATGCCATTCCTGGTGGTGCAGCCGTCTTTCTGCCCTACCAGCAAAGGTGGTTCGAAGACTCCAGCCAGATCATGATCGCCGAAAAATCGCGCCGAACCGGTCTCACCTGGGCTGAGGCCGGGCGCAACGTGATCAATGCCGCCAAACCGAAAAAACGCGGTGGCTGCAACACTTTCTATGTCGGTAGCAAGCAGGAAATGGCCCTGGAGTACATCGCCGCCTGTGCGCTGTTCGCGAAAGCGTTCAACGAATTGGCCCAGGCTGACGTGTATGAGCAGACTTTCTGGGACGACGGCAAGAAGGAGGAGATCCTGACCTACATGATCCGCTTCCCGAAAAGCAGATTCAAAATACAGGCTCTCAGCTCGCGGCCAAGCAACTTGCGTGGTCTTCAGGGGGATGTGGTCATCGATGAAGCGGGTTTCCACGAATCCCTTGAAGAACTGCTGAAGGCGGCATTGGCGCTGACGATGTGGGGCAACAAGGTGCGGTTGATCAGCACCCACAACGGCGTCGACAACCCATTCAACACCTACATCCAGGATGCCCGAGAAGGCCGGAAAGACTACAGCATCCACCGCATCACCTTGGATGACGCCATCGCCGAGGGCCTTTACCAGCGGATCTGCTATGTCACTGGCCAAGAATGGTCTCTGCAGGCGCAACTGGAGTGGCGCGCCAAACTGTACAAGAACGCACCGAACATCGAGTCGGCCGACGAGGAGTACGGCTGCGTTCCGAAGAAAAGTGGCGGCAACTATCTCTCCCGAGTGTTGATAGAAGCAGCAATGGTTGCCGATCACTCGATCCGCATTTATCGCTTCGAGGCACCGGAGGGGTTCGAGGGCTGGAGCAACGAGCAGCGCGCGGCAGAGGTGAAAGCCTGGTGCCAGGAAAATCTGCAGCCAGAGCTGGCTCGACTGAGCGATCGTGACCGCCACACCTTCGGCGAAGACTTTGCACGTCGCGGTGACCTTTCAGTGTTCACGCCGCTGGCCATATCGCCGACGTTGCGCAAGCGCGTGCCGTTCCAGGACGAGCTGCGCAACATGACCTACGAAGCGCAGCGCGACGTGATGTTTTTCATCTGCGATCGCCTGCCTCGCTTGTCCGGCCTTGCATTCGACGCAACCGGTAACGGCGGCTACCTAGCTGAACAGGCCGCTCTGCGCTACGGAGCCGGCATCGTAGACCAGGTGCATCTGAATCTTGCGTGGTATGCCCTGTGGATGCCGAAGCTCAAGGGCGAGTTCGAGGCCTTCAGTCTGGAGCTGCCCCGCCACCAGACGACACTGGATGACCTCTTATCGATCAAAGTCGAGAAAGGCGTACCACTGATCGACAAGGGGCGGACGAAAGACCTGGAGTCGCAGAACAGCAAGGCCAAGCGACACGGCGACAGTGCCGTTTCACTCGCCATGGCTGTGCGGGCGAGCTACATGCAAGGCGGTGTTTTCGAGTTCACCGCCCTGGAACGCCACAGCCGCGGCTTCGACAACATCGCGAACAATGACTCAGATTTGACCCTGCCGGAGCCATCAGCATGGTAAGCCCCACACGCATTCTTGGCCCGGACGGGCAGCCCATCAGCACTGCCGAACTCAGTGAGCCACAAACCGCCAGGCTCACCAGCC